ATAAGGAATTAAGATGGCCGAAGAAATTAAAAAAGATACAATGCATCCTGCTGATACTAATGGAGACGGAAAAGTTTCTAAAGAAGAGCATGATATGTATTTAGAATTCAAAAGAAAAGAACTTGATGACCAAGACGCCATGCGAGATGCACAGCGCAAGATGACATGGTTCGCATTAGGTGGATTATTGTTATATCCATTTGCAGTAGTACTTGCATCTTTAGTTGGTCTTGATGAAGCTCAAAAGACTTTAGGCAGTATGGCACCAACATACTTTGTTGCTGTTGCCGGTATTGTCGCCGCGTTCTTTGGAGCTCAGGCTTACGCTAAGAAGTAAGTCTTGAGATTGTCTCGATATGAGTTGTGTCGTGATAATCTTTACCATCTTCAGTAAACGTACGGACGGCAGTTTCTTTAACTAGTAAACCATTCTGTATTTTGTAATTAATGGTTTCTTTTCTAAAGACTCCGTCCATTTTAGCAGCAACTCTGCTATAAGGACCTTCAGAACTACCGTTATACGGTTCTGCTGCCTTGTCAAGTAGATGTTTCTTTGAAGCAGTTAAAGTTTGTACTTTATTGCCTTTGTAATTAATGTCATGATGTCCCATAATATATTCCTTTATTGGTTGTAGTGAGCGTATCCGTTCACCATTGTTTTTGTAAAACCTGCATTACTCATTTGTTCTTCCAAATAAGTGTCTCGTTCGTAATCAGAAATCATTTCCCAACTTGAAGAAGTGAGCCCTGGATTATCTGCCAACCACGCCAATTTGGCTTTTTCCATACATTCCAATACAGTTGGTTCGCCTGGGTCTACTGTTTCATAATCAGGAGTTAAGAGTTGTACATCAATACCAGATGGCATTGTTATAATGTTACCTGGCTCCATTGGAGTTGTTGGTTCTGGTGTTGCGTTTTCTGGTTCGTCGCTCATAATAATCCTAATAATTTATAATCTACTTTGTAAAAACCTGCATGGTCTTTAGTAACTGTATGCGGTGCGTATTCTTTAACTTCTTGAGCAAGAACACCTCGTGTTGGCATGGCGCCGATCCCAAGATCTTGTGCCATTTTATTCCATTTCCAATCATATATTCTATGAGTATCTTTAACTCCAACAAACTTAATATCTTCCTTAAGACGTTCGTCTGAGTTTATTCGCCAGTAATATCCAAGAGTTGCTCTGTATCCATTAACACCGTTATGTGCTTGTAAAAAGTAATATCTAAGACCGCCAAACCATCTCATAACATTTGATGTTGACCATGCACTTGAAAATTGAGAAGGAATAGCAGTTGATGTACTGTTACCATAATAATACATATCTGTTCCAATCGACAAACTGTAGTCTGTACGTGGGACTTCCGTTGGTGTTGGATTAAAACGTATGTACCATCCACTAGAATAAAACCAAAACTGAATTCGTTCTGAACCGGGCCTAGGATTAAACGTTGGACGACCACGAACACGCCAAGAATCAATTGATCCTGTCATTGCTCCATAATTCCACGACCCATCACGGTTTCGTAAATTAGACGCGTATGCTGGAAGACCACCGCCGTAAAACAGCCGTACGTCATTGTAGTTTAATGGATTACTTGCTCTAGATGATGGCATTATGTTATGACCTCTATCATTTTACGGAAATACTTTGGAGAATCAATCTCAACATTAGCTGGAGCAGTTACTGTTATCGACTCAGCAAAATCTTCAGCCTGTCCGTTAACTATAATATTAGTATCACCATCGGTTGGAATTGATGAAATAGTAACTGAAGTATTTGCTGCTACTGTAATTACGTCAACGTCATTAAATAATACAAGGGTTGGTTCGTCAGTATCATCTACCCTGCTAATCGTTACCGGAGTACTTGGATCTAATGGGTCTTCGATATTAGGACATGCATAATCCGAAAAGAAGTCTTCCTCTACTGCAGTGTGAGAATAAGTTAAACTTATTTCTGTTTTATCTACCGCAGTGTTTGCTTCGTGGTTCCACCATTTATTGTGCGGAGTTAATACTGTGCCAGTTTCTATTCTACAAATATAGATTTCGTTATTAGAATGATACCTGTCTCCATATTCATGGATATTGCTATCGTCTAATCCTTCCATCCACCATTGTATTCTACCGGACACGGTATTTGCTGAAAAGTAATTCATTTATTATTCCTATATTAATGACATATTTATTAGTCTATTAATAGCTGGATTAATCCACTCTCCCAATTTTCTGCAACATCTCTTGCATATGATTGACTTTTTCCTGGTAATGGTCGTGATTGTACCACTGTACCATTCTCCATTAAGTCTACTACGAACATAGAGTCTGGTCCGCCGCTTCCACTTGCGTTTTCGCCTTGGATTGTTTCTCTACGAATATTTGCTTTTCTACTCACCTAATACCTCCCAACCTTCTACGGTGTCTAATCTAAATGATCGCCATGCGTCTTTGTCTAATGCCCATACTGGAAACGCTTCAGTATCTGGACTCTGCACATTTACTTTGTTCGTTACACCATTTGCTTCTAAGACTGTTGGATTGAGAGTGCATGGCATGACTCTTAAATCTCCTGTGTCAAGCTTACGAAAAGAAACTGTTACTGTTCCTTTCTTTAAAGCTTCTAATAATTTACCTTTTTCTTCTGTACCCATATTGGTTCTCCATTCTAAAATTTGGCCTCCCCTGAGAGATTCGAACTCCCGACCGCCTGGTTCGTAGCCAGGTACTCTATCCAGCTGAGCTAAGGAGAGGCGCCTATTGTGTTATTATAACACGTTTCAATACGTTTGTCAACCCCATAAAAGTGTTGTCAAACTGCACTTTTATCCGGACAAAAGTGTTGTCCAAAAATTTATCCACATTGGACCGTGGTTTTTCATAATTCCTACTGCAAGGAAAGCAAAACCTACACCATTTAAAAGTATCAGTGCTCTGTCTTCCCATAGAATCGAAACCCACATCCAAAGACCAATACCAAAGAAACTAAAATATAGATCTAACATGTGGTATTCATCACCTGATGATCTAAAAACAATGGCAGATAAAACGAGGGCCGAAGCACACCACTTAATATACCAATCTAATTTCTTTTCTCCTCGTTCACTACGTATCATTTTATAAGCTCCGCTAAATTCATTAGTACGGCCGTCCCTGTGATAGCACTACCAATCATAATTGCTTTATCATTCCAATATTGTCCAACATATACCCAAGCGCAAGAGCTTAACGCGTATGCTATTTTGCCTTCTGTCATAAACCCTGCACTTTGCAAGAATACTCCAGTTACAGCAAGAACAGTAGCTATCCATTTAACATAACTATCTAATCCACCGGTTGGTGTACTAGGCGCAAATGTGTCTACTTGTTCTTGAAGTTCTTCCATTTCAACACGAAGTCGACTACGCTCGGCGTTTAGCTCCATAGCTAACTTACCAGCTTTAGACATCGTACTTTCTTTGTACTGTTCTTTAGCTTCTTTTTTCATTTCTGCAAGGTCAGAAACCATTAACTTAGGTTTTCTGTATTTGTAATGTTTGCTGTTGGAATGTCAACAATAATACCATCAAGCCTTCGCACAAATGTTGTTGTGTCGTTGACTTCGTTTATTGTTCCAATTACTTCTAATACAACACCTTCTTTAATTTGGTGGTTATAAGTAATTTTTTTCCTTCCTGCCGTTTCTGTACTCATTTCATTTCCTCTATTAATAGATCTTTGGTGGCTTCCCAATCTTCGACATGATGTGTTACACCAAGATCACCCAGATGTATCATCATCGCTAATGGGTAATCGTTACCGCCGTATTTTGTTTTATCACCAAAGAATACTAGTTCGTATTCGTCCTTTAAATCGTTTGCTATAATTGACTTATTCATACCTTTCGGGTATATATCAATGCTAATTTGTCCACCAACAACTGCGTTTAACTCAGGAAACTTTTTCTCAAAAGCTAATGCTAAGTATTTACGTTCCTGTGTTGTCTTATCCCACAAGTAATATTGTTCTCTTTGTTCTTGTGTACAAGCTCGACCGACCGTACTGAAGTTAACCATACCAGTTCTTACTTCAATAAACTTATCTGTTTTAATTGGAGATCGAGAGTGATGAGCCATGTTCTTCAAGGCTGATTTGATTTCGTGAGATGGTGTCCAGTTGGTTGATCGTACTCTGTGGAGTCCTTCCCAAACTTCTGCACCGTTACATTGATACACTGCTTTACAAGAGTCGTATACTTGACGACCTACTTGTTCGTATGTTTTAGGACGATCGCTACCTGAGATAAGATAGCAAGGATGTGACGAAGCAAATTCTAAGAATACCTTTACAAACTCACTATCCATTGTACCTCGTGCTGGAGTAAGAGTTCCATCGACGTCAAAAATATAAGCTTTCTTTTTCATAATATACCTTGGTGGAGCCGTAAGGAGTTGAACCTTACTGTCGGCCTGGGTACCAGAGCCCCTTAAATTGTTGCAGGAGCTTTGTGTTTAACATAGCCTTTCTTGGCCGCCTTCTTGCGATCAGCATGCGTAGCAGGTTTATTGAACGTGTTACAGTTCTTCGCTACCGGATTTCGCTTGATCCTTTCCATGTTTCCTAAACCTTTTATTATATTGTTTCTTAATCTTTTTAACAACACCTGCTCTATCTAGATATTTATACCACTTACGAGCTTTTGTTAGGGCGTCATATTCGTCACCACCCTTCATTGGAATCTTTTTATCAGTCATAAGCTTCTATACAAAGAGATTCTTTCTCACTAAAAGAATATCCCATTGCCTTCATAAAGTCTTCTAACACTTGAAGCATATCATCACGTGATAAGTCTTTTTGCATCACATCAATAGTAACACGAGTATTAACAGAAGAGCTATGTTCGTAAGGGTGGCATATCAACTGCATATACGGTTTATCCGTAGCTGGGCTAAAATTGCGTTTATCATAAATGCTCAAAAACTCTCCTCCATCATTTCAAGAACTCGTGCTGATTGTTCTTCAAGTGCAATTGCTTGATCCAAGATGTCAGTCATTTGCTCTTCAAGTTGATCTGTCTGACTTGGAGTTGAATACCAAACAAACGGACCAGTTCCATCCACAAAAGTAACTGTTGAACTGGATCTAATACGATCCATTGGGAACTGAATTACATTACTCATTTACTTTCCTTTCTTTAAAAATATGGTACCTCGAGCCGGACTTGAACCGGCAAGGCATTTCTGCCGAGGGATTTTAAGTCCCTTGTGTTTACCAATTTCACCACCGAGGCATTAATTGGCGCGCCTGGGAGGATTCGAACCTCCGACCAATAGCTTAGAAGGCTACTGCTCTATCCACTGAGCTACAAGCGCGTTATTTGATGACTAACTTAAGTAGTCTTTTAACTCTGGTCTTGTAACTTGTTCTCTCTCGTCTAAAGGTAAGAACATAAATTTAGAGTAGTCTCTATACATATCTAAGAATAAAGGAATCTCTTGAGCGATCGCTTGGATACGCTTAGATTCATTACTACCCTTTTCCCAAGCACGATGATCATCACTATACTGATAATACCAATCGTGCTTTTCCAACAATTTAAAAAATTCTGATGGTGACATTAGCTATTCAAATCCTTCTCAAACTCTAATACCATTTTATTCTGAAGCCTTCGAGCTTCTTTTTCCCAAGGTTGATCCCAGTAATCTGTGTCAGAATGATCACGACCTTTCCAATGCTGTAGTGAACTTGATAGTTCGCCACGAGCAAATTGTTTGACGTGTACCATTTCATGAGCAAGAGTTGATAACCAATTGCCATATAGACCAACGTCAATTATAAAGTTACGATCATCAACCGACTCACATAAACCCTCAGATGTATTCTCTACAAAGAGTTTGTGGTGGAACTTAATATGAATGTTAGTCTTAAGTCGACTAATTCCTAGTTGTCTTGCAAAGCTATTCATCGCTACTAGCGTCATGGATTGTAAATCTATGTTTAGCTTCCCACCACGTGGGCCGGTCATTTCAACTACCATCTTGGATCCCTTAATTAATTTATGAGACTATTATATCAAATCTTAAGGCTAATGTCAACTCTTTTTTTATATCAATTTGTTATAAGATCATAACTAAAAGTAATAAGAGTACTGCAATTGTGATTGCATATTCGTACATGAACTCAATGGATTTAAGAGCTATCTTAATAGCAAGGATAAATCCAAAGAGCAATAGTGCGAGTACTATCAGTTCAGACATTAGTAGTTATCGCTGAATCCGACCTTCTCTTTATAGTTGAGTTCAGACACAGGGTCAAACTTTTCGCCAAAGTACAACTCAAACTTACCATTTTCTTTGGCTAAGTTAGATACAGCACGTTCGTTCTTAGCTTTTGTCTTCATAGCTTTGAACTTCTCATGAGAAGCTTCCTTCTCCATTTGCTTTTTGATTTTCTTTAGCTCTCGCATTACCATATTAAAAGATTTATTTGACATTATACAGTCTCCATAGTTAATTCTTCAAAAGCTTCTCTAACGTAGATACTTGCTAGAGTAGTGTGACCACCAATGTGCCATCGGTATTTTGGATTTGTCTCTGCTTCGAGACCACCATCATAATCTTTCCAGTTATAAATGGTTACGTTGTGAGATTCGCCAAAGTCTGGTTCAGTTAAATTGAGATTCCACTCACGATCAACTTTACCATCACCTGATGTTTCTGTGAACTGTGGTTCGCCGAAGGCTTCAACCAAGTCACTATAAGATGCATGCATGTAGCCCTGCAGAGATGTTCCACTGAGACTTGCTGTTTCTTTCACTTTATACATAATGTTTTCCTTTATTTAATTTATGAGTATATTATATCAAATCAAATAGAGTTTGTCAACTGTTTTTGTCGATTATTTTAACTTTTTTTCGTTAGCATGGATCTAGTCAAACCACCGAAGAGGTAGCAGAAGTAGATAAAGAATGGTGTTGCCAATCCAAGTCTGATTTGATCAGATGTCATATTGACAAGTTCACCTGCGTAAATAGCTGCACTTATCACCAAGACGATTCCTAGTGTAATAGCCACTCCAGTTCCAAGGTCTTTAAAGACGTTTGTTAATTGTTCTTTATTCATATTATACTCCGTGGGTAATGTGACTGTATGCGTCATCACATTCGTTTATATTTTCACCGCACGCACAGGTGTTACTTTCTTCAATACTTGGAGCACCGACCAACGATCTGATCTGTGCTTCTGTATATCTTTGTTCTCCATCTCTTACTGAAGCTTTCGCTAAGAGATCCCAATTATCAAGTTGTAGTTGATTTATTACCATATTTTCTCCTATGCAGCGTGTAATACTCTGCCGTCTTCAACAATAAGCCAAACAGATGCCCATGGTTCATGACAGCCTGATACTCCGATTGCAGAGTTGTCACCACCTCTACCGTCAGACCAGATTTCTAGATCAATGTCGTCAAACATATCAACAGTCAGTTTTTCCTCTGAGTAACGTACGTCACCGTAAGGTTGACCACCAGCGTATTCCCAATCAATAGTCGTGGGTCTTACTACCATGTAGTCTTCTCCAAGCTCATTGATAAATGCTCTTACACATTTGCCATCTGGATACTTGTATGTAACACTATCACCAGTTTCTATCATATCATTTCTCATTTGTTTCGCCTTGTTTTATTTAATTTATAAGTATATTATATCAAATCAAAAGGTGTTTGTCAACTGTTTTTGACAATTATTTTCATTTATTTTCACTTACTTACGAATTCAGTGGCCATAGGGAAGATCTTAGCTATAGCAGATCCTACCTCTCGAGCGATTTCAATGTGCTCAAGCTGTGTACCATTGCCACTCCTAAGCTCAATAAAATGAATCCAACTACGAAGGGTACCATTAATATACATACGTGATACGGTGTTTCCTTCTGGAAGTACTGCACGTGCTTGCTCCTTTGCTATTCCATTGTCGATAGCCCAATTGTAGGCTGTTGTTGCTTCGTCGATAACTCTTTGTTGTACTTGATACCAACGATCTTGTAAACCGCCTTCGTATTCATCAGACATATCAAGTTCAATACTATTCTGTCGGTTCTTCTTGTCTTGCAGTCTAGCATCTCTTACAACGAAGTCTAAGTCTTTCGTAGGGTCAGCGTATCGTTGGCTGAACTCTTGGAATGAGAATGATCTATGACGTAGGATCTGACGAGCTATATCACGAGTCGTTTCAACTTCCAAACAGACTGATACCATTTCTAATGGAGACCAGTGTTTATGATTAATAAGGTACTTAACAAGCTTTTCATTTGTTGCTGTATTATTCTGTCCTGCAGGATTAGATACACGAGCACAATATGCTACTAGGTCTAATGCCGATTCATTACATGCTGGAGCTTGAGAGTGTGAGATCAGTTTTACTTTCATAAATTATAATTCCTATTATTACTTAAAGGTTGATAGATGTATTCTAACACAACTTGGACCATTTGTCAACTGTTTTTGTCGTTTTATATAGAACGATTAGTTATATGTATATTCCAAAATAATATAAGAGAAGCGACAATATGTGTTGACAAACACCATTTGATTTGATATAATATACCCATCAAATATGAAATTAAAGGAAAACTAAGATGAAAGCAGAAATTATAAAGATCGACATCTCTACCTTTACCGGTACCATTCCATTCGGTTTTGACCTTGTGGAATACGCTCACGGGTTTGACCCACTGGATGATGGCTGTGTATTGTATGGATTTGACGAAGTCGGTTCGTTCTTCTCTAACCCGCTTCATTGTTTTTTGAAGGTCTCTTAGTACCTTTTATAATACATACACACACCCGTACATGTAAGGGGCTGAAAAAAGATGAATTATTTTCAGCGTAGGGGTTGACAAACACCATTTGATATGATATAATATACTTTTACATAACGAAATACATCGCAATACATCGGAGAAACAAATGAAATTAGTACTACAAACTCAGAACAAAGAGAACTACGCTTACTTTAATGACGACTACGTCGTTGGTGAGTCTGCACCTTACTGGAAAATGAAAGGTGGTAGTACCTACGTTATCCACGGACTTTCTGTCAAGCAAGTCCAAGTCCCTGGCTTCTGGGAAGAAGCTTATTCAATGATCGAAAGTAAGTCGGAAGCTGCGTGTGAATATATAATTCATGACGAGTTAATCGACGACAGAGATTTTGACGTCACAAAACATATCGAAGAGTGGGAAACTGCAATTGATATGTACTATAACGATGGCAAGTTTACTGCTATGAAGATCAGCAACAACCGTGACATGGGTTATAGACGAAGAGAAATTCTCGAAGTCATCGAAGCCTGGGATGTTGAAAAGGCTGGAACACGTTCCAACTATAAAGCAACATATCTTATGGAAGACGGAGATATTGTTGACTCACTCGGATTAACTGAGTGGTTTAAATCTATGGAAGAGGTAGCTTAATGCAAGAAGAATTTAGAATTTTAACGGCCCGCCAACACGTTAGAGAACGTATTGGTATGTACATGGGCTCATCTGCTAAAGAGTCAATCGAACGTTTTGTTCTCGGCGAATGGAAGTCAGTAGACTATGTTCCTGCTCTAACAAAAATGATTGACGAGATACTCGATAATTCTATCGACGAAGCTATTCGTACAAATTTTAAGAAAGCTAATAAAATTAATGTTTCAATTAATGAAGCTACTAACACAATAACTGTATCTGATAATGGTAGAGGCATTCCACACGACACAATACACGACGAAGAATCTGGTAAAAAGATTCAGAGACCTGTTGCAGCTTGGACACGAGTTAATGCTGGTACTTCGTTTGATGATGAACGTGTTACTATCGGAACAAACGGTGTTGGTTCAGCAGCAACTAACTTTTTATCAAAATCATTTCAAGGTCGCACCTGGTCAGGTGGCAATCTTATTGAAGTAACATGTACAGACGGGGGTAATACAGTCAATGTTAAAGAAAAGAAAAGAGCAGGTAGTGGAACGGAAGTTAATTTCGTCCCAGACTTTGAGCTATTTGAATCAAATTCACTGTCGGATCTTGGCACGTTGGATTTGTTGGAAGATCGACTTATTAGTCTTTCGATCTCGTTTCCGGAAATACGTTTCACGCTTAATAACAAAAGAATAGCAGTCGGCGATATCAAAAAATACGCTGGTATGTTCAGCGAAACAACGATCATAGAAAAGAGCGACAATCTTTCTTTATTCTTTGCTCCATCAGAAGACGGCTTCAGAACAACCTCTTATATAAATGGTGTGAACACACGACAAGGTGGTGCTTATGTAGAGCATCTTGTGAATAACGTTGTTGATGAGCTTGTGACGATGGTTAAACGAAAGCACAAAATTGAAGTCGTTAAAACTACTATTAAGAGTGGCTTGACCTTTGTGATGTTCGCTCGAAACTTTATCAATCCAAAATTTGACTCTCAAACAAAAGAGCGATTGACTAACCCACTTCAAGATATCAGACTTCATTTAGAGAATGCTGAAATCAAAGACTTCTCAGTATTGGCACGAAAGATACTGAACACACCAGACATTATTGATCCCATCATTGAGGCACAGCTTGCCAAGAAGATGGCGGCTGATAAGAGAGCTGCAACACTTGCTCAAAAGAAATTACGTAAAGTTAAAGTTGCAAAACATATCTCAGCTAATAAAGATGATGCTACTCTCAAGATTGTCGAAGGGGATTCGGCTATGGGCTTTCTTTTAAAGGTAAGAGATCCCAATAAGGTCGGCGCCTTTCCGTTGAGAGGGGTTATTATGAACACGTGGGATATGAAGCCAGCCGATGTTCTGAAAAATAAAGAACTATCAGAATTGGTTGCAGTTTTAGGATTAGACATTAACGATCCTGACTCTGTTGAGAATATGACTTATAAACATATTGCTACATTGACTGATGCTGACCACGATGGTATCGGACATATTAGTCCTCTGCTGATCGCTTTCTTTTACAAGTTCTGGCCACGACTACTCACTGAACACTTAGTGAGAATTACTCGTACTCCGATTATGATATCCACCTTTAAAGATAAAGTAGAGTGGTTCTATACATACGAAGAAGCTTCAGAGTTTAAATCAAAATATTCAAATTGGAAACACCGTTACATCAAAGGTCTTGGTTCGCTTACCGAAGATGAGTACGATGTGATTATTAATAAACCCAAATATGATACTGTTTCTGTTGATGACGCTGATCTATTCCAAATGATGTTTGGTAGAGATGCGAACTTAAGAAAAGAATTTATGTTTAGGGGTTGACAAACACCTTTTGATTTGATATAATATAACCTACAAACAACAAAGAGTAATTATGAGCGACTTAACATCTTACATCAGTGACGACAACAAATACTATCCGTTGTCAAACGTAGCATCCAGAGAATGGAAAAGCTTTGCTATGTACACCGTTGAAAACCGTGCGATTCCTAATATGATCGACGGACTTAAACCAGTACAAAGATTCTATCTTTACTCTAGTATCCAAAATACTAAACGAGACTTTAAGAAAGTATCAGCAGTATCTGGTATCATTTCAGATTACGGTTACAATCACGGCGAGGGTTCAGCAGCTGGTTCAGGTCAGCTTATGGCTGCAACTTGGAATAACAACATTTGTCTTGTTGAAGGTAGAGGATCATTTGGTACTCGACTTATTCAAGATGCTGGTGCTCCACGTTATGTCTACACTAAACTCTCATCTAATTTTGAGAAGTATATTAAAGACGTAGACTTAAGTCCTGTACATGAAGATCCAGAGCATGAGCCACCTGCACATTACCTACCAGTTATTCCATTGGTATTAGTTAATGGCACTAAAGGTATTGCTACTGGTTTCGCTACAAATATTCTACCTCATTGTCCTCAAAGCGTAGCTGCGGCTTGTGATGAGTACATACGAACTAAGAAAATTAAGAGCAGTGTCGATATTAAATTCCCAGAGTTTAATGGTACTGTAGAACAAGATCCTCTTGAGCCGAAGCGATACACTGTCTTCGGTGTTTATGAGAAGCCTTCTAAGACTACTTTAAATATTACTGAAGTACCTTATGGGCTAGACCGTGAAGGGTTCGTGAAGGTCTTAGATAAACTCGAGGACGACGGTGATATAGTATCCTATGAAGATCTATGTGATAAGAGTGGCTTTAGGTTTAACGTTAAACTCAAGCTTGCGTCTTCAGCCAAATGGAATCACAAACAAATTATTGCTAAATTTAAACTCTCAAAAGTACTCAGTCAAAACTGTACTGTTATTGACCAACATGGTAAACTGAGAGAATATGATGATGTACGTAACTTGATCGCTGACTTCTGCGATTATCGTTTTACTGTACTTCAACAAAGAATTGATAAAAACATCGAAGACTACACCAACGAAGTTTCTTGGTTACATGTTAAGATGCAATTTATTAATGCAGTGCTTGACGATAAGATCGCTTTTAAGAATATGAACAAAAAAGAGATCACGCAACAGATACTGAATGTAACTGATGCTACTGATGCACATGCTAATCGTTTACTTGGGATACCATTTTCAAACTTAACAAGTGAGGAAATTGTTTCATTAAATAAACAATGTAAACTTTATGAAACAGATCTGGATAATTGGAGCAAAACAACTCCTAAGAAACAGTTTATCAAAGATCTTAAAATTATATAATGGAGCAATAATATGAAATACAATCAATATCTGAAAGAGCTTGGTGAATACGTTTACGCGTATAGCGAAGAGGGTAACCTACAAGAATCTATTCTAAATAATACATTACACTATAGTGGTGTTGGAAAAAAGAACAGATGCTTAGATCATACTAAAGAAGCAAGTATGGGTGGTAAGGATTACGATCCAGATAATTTGTTTATCATTGCTCATAACTTAGAGAAATTTGCTGAGACAACAAAGGTTGCTGAAATTGCTTCTTTCGCGATTGAAGCACTTACGATCGCTTTAAACCCTAGTTCAGATAATAAAGTGAAAGGTCGTTATGGTGAGCTGATGGTTCTAAGACCATTATCTGATCTATATGAAGAATGGCGTATTACTCAAATAGATCCTGTTGAAGAAGGATTTAAGTTTTATCAAAGACACCCAGAGCTGAAGCTTGTTACTACAGGTTCTAAATCAAATACTGAAGGGTCTGAGTTTTCATCAAGACGAATCGAAGGTACAGAATATAAGCTTTGTGTTTCTTACGGTGTTGATAGTGCAGAAGCTATCGTCAAAGTCGGCTTCAGTAAGAAGTTCAAAGGACAAACACAAGAAGAGCTCTTTGCAAATTGGAAGGAAGCAAATCCTACAGTTGAAGTGCAAGACGCAGGAGCAGCTGGAGAATATATGATTACAGGCTTTGAATCACCAGAAGATGCGATCGACTATTATGTAGAGGCTGCATCGATATGAGTTTAGGATTACTTTTAGGTATAGGTTCAATTATGATGTTACCTATGATAGCTGGTGGAATCACTGCTGTCTGGTCTCACAACTCAACAGAGAAGGTAAGAGATGAGTAAGCTTTGGAAAATTTGGCAGTATAGTCTGGGTGGTTATTCAGACGATAAAACAGAACCCTACGATAAGTACATTACAATTGTACGAAGTATTGTTGTAGGTGTTAATTTTATTACTTGCTTTTTTATTATGGCGAACGCTGTTCACCACTGGTAATTCTACCAATTCTTAATATACACCATAAAGCTTCTAGGAAGTAACTCGTTAAAGTCGTCACTTGCGACTTTTTCGTAGTATGTGTTATCTTTATAAAAGACACGTCCTAAATCTGTCATTGGCTTTAAGAAAGAATCTCGCCATTCTTTAAACTTTCGAGTACCACCATACTGTGCATCTAAATGGCAACGAACTGCGGTGTGACGTACATGAGTTCCTATCCAATCCATATTATCGGTAAGCATGCTATATTCTGCACCTGCTGCACTAATCTTTAAAAAGTCAATGTCTGTAATATCGTAAGTTTCACAGAGTTCCATTAATCCCATAAGCTTAACATTATCATCTCCACCATAGATGTTACTTAAATCAATATCTGTTTTGCCGATCGCTGCATTGATTGGAATCACTGTTGGAAGATCTTGATTATCTATAATGTGATCAGAAACATTCTTAATTGCTGTTTTCAAAAGAGATCGACACGGTTCGATCATAAAGACACGCTTAGCTCCAGCGTCAAGTGATTTAGCTGAGAACATTCCTATACCTGCACCAATGTCAACAACGACATCACCAGGTAATACTTCGTACCACCAGTCGTAATCTTTAGCATGGAAAAAGATGTTATAAAGACTTTGTACGTCGTTCATTGATAGGTCAGCTGTGTCGACTTCAAAGTTAAGGGATTTAGGTTTTAGCATGATATAGTCACCGTGTTTATAAATAAATAGTATATAACAATTGCTTGGATATACTCTATGATTAATAACTATTTATCTGCTAGTGGCTTTAAAATACAGGTCAAAAGGCTACCCACCGTGGAATTCTTTTCCAATAAGGTCTTATTGCCTTCTGTAACCACAAACTCAGTTAAGAGTGACACACCTCTAAGCGCGTTCTATAGTGTTGGTGATCATATCAGTTACGCTGATTTAGATTTGACATTTATTGTAGACGAAAATATGAATAACTATATTGAAATTTATAATTGGGTCAAAGCTTTCGGTACTCCAGAAACTTTAGATTCATATGATAAATTAAACAAAAGCAAAGAGGGTCTCACTTCAGACATTTCTGTGATCATATTAAACTCACATAAAAATCCAAATATTGAAGTTACTTTCTTAAACGCTTTCCCTGTTGGTCTTACACCTGTAAGTTTAGACTTATCTAACCAAGACGTAACCTACGTCGAAGCAACAGTTACTCTGAGATACGACCGATTTAATATAAATCAATTATCCTAAGGGGTTGACAAATCACTATAAACGTGATATAATATACCTTTATTGTTAACAACCGAGTTTATATAATGGATACAAATGACATAGCCACTTTATGGGCAAACGATTCAATCATAGATGAAACAAATCTAGTTGGTGAGTCTAAAAGAATTCCTCAATTACACAGCAAATACTACAATCTCTTTTATAGAGAAGTACTTCGTGTTAAAAAATTAAAAGCCGAATATAAAGACCTCGAGTCTCGTAAGCGAGATTATTACGATGGCTCTATGGCTGAAGAAGATTTAAAAGATAATGGTTGGAAGCCATATCAGAAAAAAGTACTGCGTAACGAAGTAGATAAATATATACAGAGCGATAAGGATATTATTAAATTAAGTTTGACTATTGACTATCACACAGCAAATTCAAACTACCTTGAAGATATTATTAGAACTCTACACAGCAGAAACTTTATAATTAAAAACATGATTGACATGTTGAAATTTCAGGCAGGTGACTACTAAAGATTATGGAATGGTTTACACGATTTATAGAATATGGCTTCAGAAAAGAAGCCGACCGACAGTGGGAAGAAACACAAGCTACTCTTACTGAACAAGCTTTAAATCGTGCAGCAGAACCAAAGGTCATTGATATGATGGCCGACGATACTGATCCAGAAGAAGTCACTATAGAAAATGCATATAAGACAAGGTGGATTTGGTACCATACTATATTAGCGATCGGGATATTCTTTACGAATGTTCTACTGATCTCAATATTAGTATTACTAGCAATTAAATTATGAGCGAACAGATAACGATCGAGCCGATTAATTCGGTTCATATGAAAATTGTCGCAGACAGTGGCACACTCATGGAATTAGCCGAACACTTCTCTTTCAGACCTGAAGGCTATCAGTTCGTACCTGCTTATAAAAATCGAGTATGGGATGGTATCATTAGACTATTCCAACCAATGAGACCAATACTCTTTGTTGGCCTTTACCCACATGTTAAAAAATTCTGTGACGATCGTGGATATTTCTTATCTGCACCAGATCACATTGGAATGGACGAGGAATTTGATGACGATTATCCTACTCAACTTGCTGAAGAAATTAATTGTAAGTTTACCCCAAGAGATTATCAAGCACAATATGTACTTAACGCATTGCGTAAACGCAGATCTCTATCTCTATCACCGACATCATCTGGTAAGTCTTTAATCATTTATTTGATACAACAACATTACTTTCAAGCATTCGGCCATAGAACACTTATTATCGTTCCGACAATCTCTTTAGTACACCAAATGAAAGGTGACTTTGTAGATTATGGTTGTGACGAAAGCGATATCTATACTATTCAAGGTGGTGTAGATAAAAACACAAGCTCACCGATTGTCATATCTACATGGCAGTCACTAGTCAAATTAGGAAAAGAATGGTTTGATCAGTTCTCAGTTGTACTTGGAGATGAAGCTCATACCTTCCAAGCAAAAAGTTTAACTAAGATTATGGAATCATTAACCGATTGTGAGTACAGACATGGATTCACTGGTACACTTAAATCATCTGAAAGTAAAACTCATAGGTTAGTACTTGAAGGATGTTTTGGTGAGGTTAAACGATTTGTGAATACAAAAGAACTCATGGATAAAGGAACCGTTGCTGATTTTAAAGTGAAGGCGATCGTCCTATCACATAGTAACGAAACACGTAAAAAATTCAAAGACGCTCTCAAAAATTTAGATGGAACAAAGAAATGGCCAGCTGAACGAGAGTTTATTGTTAACAACGAAAAGAGAAACAAATTCATTACTAATCTCGTCCATAGTTTGGAAGGGCAGAATAATTTGATTCTATTTGATTTAGTTGAGAAGCACGGTAAGGTATTACAACCAATGCTTGAAAAAGAAGGTCGTATACTACACTTCATATATGGTGGAACTAAGGGTACTGAAAGAGAAGACATCAGACACTTAGTTGAAAATGACAAAGAGAAGCGACATAACATACTTGCTTCTTATGGTGTATTCTCTACAGGTGTTAATTTAAAAAGACTTGATAACGTGATTTTTGCTTCAGGCTCTAAGTCTGAAATCAAAGTGCTTCAGTCAATTGGTAGAACTTTGCGAAAGGCTGATGATTCTGAAGAAGCGACTTTATACGATATAACTGACGACCTATCGGTCGGCTCTTTCGAGAACTACACGTTGAAACATTTTAAGAAGAGAATTGATATCTACGGAACAGAACAATTTGCTTATAAGATTTATACTATTGAGGTTTGATTAACAACATCATTATATACCTTAAAGGTTGATAACCTAATTATACCATACTTTGCACCTCTTGTCAACCCTTTTTTTAAAAATAATTAAAATAATTTCACAAAGTTGAAATAAAGGTTGACAAACCGCTTAAAGTAGTATATAATTATACCTTTAATAGTAACAACTACAAGGAATTCATCATGGCGAGAAAACGCAACTATGTGAACAATCCTGACTTACTTGCCGCTTTGATAGCTTATAAAGAGCTATGTAAAGAAGCAGAAGACGCAGGAGAAAAGAACCCTCAAGTACCTGAATACATTGGAAAGTGTATTTTGTTGATAGCCACTCGGTTAGCGACTAAACCCAATTTCTCAGGATATTCATACAAAGAAGAAATGATTTCGGATGGTATTGAAAACTGTTTACAGTACATTCATAACTTTAACCCTGAAAAATCTCATAATCCATTTGCTTATTTTACGCAGATTATTTGGTTTGCATTTCTAAGACGAATACAAAAAGAGAAGAAGCAGACTTACATCAAGTTTAAAGCTTCTCAAAACATGTTAACTCAAAGCATACTTCAGGATAGTGATAGTCAAACTATTACAATGAATGAGCCGCCTGAGTACATATCAAGATTCATAGAAGAATTTGAAAAGAAATTTAAGAAACCACCTGCGGAGAAAAAGTGAAGAAGATACTAATATTCGGTTTGCCTGGAAGTGGTAAGAGTTATCTTGCCGAACCATTAGCAGCTGAGCTTGGCGGAGTCTGGATAAATGCAGACCAAGTACGTGGACATTATGACGACTGGGACTTCAGTGATGAAGGCCGAATGAGACAAGCAATGAGAATGAAATTCTTATCAGATGGAGTAGTCCGTGCTGGTAAGTATGCTATTACAGATTTTGTTTGTCCATTCCAAAATGCTAGAAGTGATTTTCAGCCAGACTATTCAGTTTGGATGGATACTATTGAAGAAGGTAGATACGAAGATACTAATAAGATCTTTGAGAAGCCTGCTGAAGTAGATCATATCATACACACATGGCGACAAGACGTACACGTTACTCTTGCTGCTATCATTAGAGCGAAGTATGAGTGAAGTAACAAAGAAAAGACATTTAGCTAAAGCAGTAACATGGAGAATTATAGCAAGTATTACCACAGCAGCAATTGCACTATATTTTGGATTACCTCAAAAAGCAGTCGGAGCTGTATTTCTTGCTGATATAATAATAAAGTTCGTATTATACTATGGCCACGAAAGGCTTTGGTATAATCATATTAAATATGGAGTAAAACAAGATGATTGATTATGAAACAGCCTTTGATTACAAAAAACCTTCGGTGCAAATGTTGGGCAGATGGCAGCCATGGCATGACGGCCACACAAAATTATTTAAAAAAGCCTTGACAATCACGGGACAAGTTGTTATAATGGTACGTGACGTGTTTAAATTTGACGGTGACGCTGGAGCAGGACGTACAACCACACAGGACGATAATCCTTTTGGTATGATCCAAACTGTTGAAGGCATTGAAGCTGGACTGAGAGAACATGGTTATGAAAATGGTCGTGAGTATCTGATACTTGAAGTACCAAACATCGTTGACATTAGTTATGGTCGAGGTGTTGGTTATACATTTACAGAGCATGACTTAGGTGAAGAAACGCATGCGATATCAGCAACTGCTATTCGTGCACAAATGAGAGAAGAAGGTAAATTATGAAATTAGTATCTAGCAAGGACGAAATTCTAGCTACAGGACTCGAGCCATTTGACTTTGAAAGTGTCGACGCGGTCGACATGAAGAAAACACTTGTCGACATAATGGTAAAACATAAAGGTGTTGGCCTATCTGCGAACCAAGTTGGTCTTAATC